AACCAGTTTTATGACATGGAGGTCGGCCTGACACCTAATAGATGACAGACTCCACCGAACTCACTCTAGACATCACCTGCTCGTATGTCTCTGACACTGGATTTCTACCGTCTGCCATGTAAACATCAAACAATGCAGGCGCTTCCAGATCATAAACCTTCTTCCCGTGCAGGGCAAACTCCAACAGGGCATTGGGGTAAACCTGAGCCCTATCTTCCTCAGTGGAACCTTTACGTTTCCATCCTAAGGATTGATAGATGGATTTAATGTTTAAAGGTGCCCTCCACACCGTACCGTCCAAACGAAAACCTCTCTGTAAAAAGGTACATTCAGATAGGTCTTTTGGCGCCTGAGGATTGTCTTTGGGAATGGTCTTGTCTCCGTTGGTAAGCTCAAAACCTTGAGAATATGCAGCTGAAGCGAGTTTCTTTGTATCATACTCCAACAAAGGCGAAACGGTCATGAGCCCATCATCACCATAAGTGATGATGTCATACAACAAACTAATATTGTATGACGTCTCATTATCGTACACATTAAACTGCGCCTCGTAAATCTCAGGGCTTTCTATGAACTCTGAGGCAGGCCTGTAGGGTTCCATTCCTACCACATCCCTTAGATTGGTTGCAACGTGCCTAGAAGTGGCCAATAATATGGCCATCTCCTGGACAGTGTCATTCAAAATCGTAGTCAAGAAATTGCCCGAGGGGTTCGACCCAGTCATCTGGATATACTCAGAGCCTGATCTGTGAACTGACATACAAGTCTGTTCGCATATCCACGCTCTAACTGTAATCGCCTCGGGATCTGAAGTAGGGATAAATCTATCTAGAACCCTGAAGGCAGCTTTCATATATTGCAAAGACAGGCTACCATCATACCCCTTAAAGTCGTACTCGAGAATGCCTTCCGGAGGTCCATCAGGCAAGTCCGACATCATCTTGTGAGCGAGTGTGGTCCACTGGTTTCCATACGGGTTTATACCCATAGCTCTACCATTGCGGATCTTATTCTTCTCGTCAACCAACGTATCTTGGACCTGTCCATAATACATCCTGGTTATAATACCAAGAACGACCGAAGAAGCGGCAATAACCCGAACTTTTCCGACGTCTACCTTTTCACAAGGTAAGACTTCATCCTTAGGAATAGAATCAAACACCGCAGTCACGTTTTCTCCAGCAATCACCCTGGCTAAAACATCTTCGACGTGACTCTTCATCTTACCGTACAATGGTGCGTTAACATCAACAGGACCTTCTTCGCCCATAAAAGCTTTCTTATCGTTAATATTAAACAAGAGAGACTCTTCTAGACCACTGTATGAAGACCTGTTGAGCATGGTTAAATTACCATAGCCAGACAAGGCATCATGGTAAGATATCTTCTCGAAGGGCTTTCTAGCATTTCTTTCCTGCATCTTTCTAACTATGGTGTCTTCCGCAATCGCCAAAGCGTCTGGGTCAATAACAACACAATTCTTAGAATACTTGTCCTGAGACATAGCCAGAGGGTCTAAAAACTCCCCGTCTTTGTACATCTTGGACATGTTGACAGGTTTCTTACCTGACTTATCCGCGTAAAACGGAGAATCAGGAACTATGCTAGAACCCTTAATCGGTCTCGCGACTGTGCCGGCTATGACCTCGTAATTGGTGGCAGTGGTGGCTTTTTCAGCCTTCCTCACCCTAAGGTGGGAAGGCAAAACAGCATCCCTGCAATCACCAGTCTTTGACCTAACCATCACATCCAGCTCATCGCCAAAAGTGACGGCATACGCCCCAGCACGGTCTCCCGCGAAACCCGCTACATGCATCCCAGCGATACCTAACGTTCCGTTAGTAAAGCGGGAAAACAATATAGATCCACAGTCCCCGACCGAAGTATTGACATTATACGTGAGGGCTGTGGGCATACAGTATTGTTCACCGCATGTGTTGGAGTAGGTGGCACATGAGACCCTAGAACTGGTTTGTCTCAGGTCCATGGACCCGTCAAATCTAGGTCTAACGAGCCACGACTCCCCACCGTTAGAAGAATCAATGAAGTGTTTAACTATGTTCTTCTTTGGCTTCATCACATTGGTGGGAAGGGTGAGGTAAATCTTGTCGTTTCCTAAGACGGTTTCACACGTTGTGAACCACTCCAGTAAATGCCCTAATGGACAGACGGGATTCCCACCAGACCTACCTGGCGTTCTGAACTCCACATATATCTGATCTTCCATCGAGGGTACTCCCCCAGGTGAACTAAGCCACTCGCTATAAGTGGCGCTCAAAGAGGCTTCGAAGTGGGCCGGCATAACGGCAGAGTAACCACCGATAAACAACGCATAACCTTTCGGTCTGGTGCTCACGACAGCTTTATCTACCATCTTACCCACATGTACCTCACACATGTTCTTGAGGACAACTTCAATGATGTTGATGTCGTCCTCGTTGCTCAGTCCCTGTTCCTCGACCCCAGCGTCTTTGAAACGTTGTCTCAAACGCTGAATTCTGGCTTCTCTGCTTTTACGCATGGGGACCTTCTTGGTCTTGATCTCCACATTAGCACTCTGAGCCAAAACGGCTGTGCCTTGTAGCATGATCCACGCCAAGGAGACAACACCCGCTGCTGCAGTAATCGCAACAAAAGCAGGAGCTGAAGCCTTGATCTTGGACCATATCTCGGGCAAGTTCCACGTGAAGCCTCTCAGCATGTTATCCACTTTCTTCCTGACCTTACCGCGCCAAATCTCTTTGTAATTTTGAGGGACGCTCTGGACAGGCATCTTGTCTATGGGACCCAAGACAGGAATCTCAGGTTCGGATTCATCATCAGAGGAGCTGACACAAGGTGGAGTGATGTCGTAATCAACATCGTCACCCATTTGAGGAACTAAAGCAGGAACTATCTCTGGCCCGAGGGCCAGTCTAGCATCTATCAGTCTTATCCTCTTTTCGTGTAGCCTCCTGTGTTTTCTGGCATATATGGCTTCCTGATTGCGTCTATGAGCTATCATGTTTTCTATCGCTTTCTCTACAGTGATAAGATCACCATAAGTCTCACCCGTCTGGAGATTCAATAATTGCAATCTCTGCGGGTACATAGAGCCTCCATAATCGTCTTCAGTCAATTTGGTTGGGTCCAGGCGGTTTTTGTCATCACAATACTCTGGCCCCAAAACGACATCGTAAGCGAAATGCACGCGACGATGAACAGCTTCAGGTTCGGTTATCGACTTCAAGGTATCCTTACCCCACCTCCTAGCATTAGTCGTCATCAAGACGTAATGCATGTCGAAAGGAGTGTGACCCTTGTCCTCAACCGCAGCCATGGGTGGCTCAAAATGAGCCTCGTTGACTATCTGTGTGAAAGCAGTAAGAGCAGCACCAGGATCCGTCCCGGTGTCAACTCTGGCGAGAAACTCTTCAATGACCGTGACCCTGTCTGGGGCATTAAGCCCATCGAAGAACCTAGAATCAGAATTCAAGAAGAAAACTCCAGGGCACTGTTTAGGATCCAACCCGCGGTACTTAGTAAGTTCAGCGTACGGCAGTGAATCTATTACAGCATCCTGTATTATATCGGCTAGAATGAAAGACTTACCTATACCAGGCCTCCCATACAGACAAACAGCTGTCGGGGGTACTCTGGTTAAAGCAGTCTTGTAGAGCTTTTCAGTGATACACGATAGTTTTTCTACTTTGGTGAGAATCAATCTGAAAGTAGAATAATCGCCATCTTTGGAGCCCATGGCGCTCATGACCCTGGTGATGTTAGTCTTGAATTCTCTAACTTTCTCCGCGTCATGTATTGTCGGGATACTAGTCCCGTCGGACAAGCGCTTGTGAATCTCCTCTAGAAACTCAGTGGCTTCATACATGAGGGGATTGGACGTCAGCGCCCGCGCAACATCTGGATATCCTATCATCCTGGCAAGGTAAGCCAGGACGTGTTTGATACCAGTCACAACACCGTACAGAGAGTTCAATACGAACTTATAATCTGCAAAGGCGTCGCAAACGAACTTGAGACACTCATCAACATATTTGGACTTAAAGATGTTTCCGAAAGCCTCTCCAAGGCACCAGGGAATCCACTCGGCAAGAATTCTAATAAACCTCTTGACACGCGGATAATAGGAATCGTCTGTTCCAGCCTGTGGAATAAGCACATCCTCCTGTTCCTTACTATCTCCAAACCATTCGAATAGCTTTCTAATGCCATTTGTAATTGTCTCGGGGAGAGAGAACGTGGTGGACATCAAATCCACCAAGCTTGAAACCATACTCATACCAGAGGACGTGATCTGGGACAGAACACTCACAACGAAGCCAAAAAGCTCCTTGAAACTGTCCATAACTCCAAAGGACACATTATGCGTAACGTTGACGTTAGCAAGAGTATCCTCTAACCTGTCGCCTAACGACTCAGCAGCACCTATAACGGCGCTGGTGCCCTCTCTAACCGAGGCACTAATGCCCTCGGCTGCGCTGGTTAACCCAACTAGGTCCGAGACCTTACTGGCGCCCCAGGAGAGCATCTGTGGCTCTAAGCCATCACTCTCAGCACGCTCAATGGTTGTATTCAAAACTTTTATGAGTGAAATCTTTTCTCTAACTTCACTGTCAGTGAGCGGATTCAACTCTGAAACGATACCCTTAAGCTCCAATGACGATCTAGTAGATAGTGTCATGAGAGCCTGGTTCAAAAGTGGCACGTAATTCGGAACACCATTCTTCTCCATGTAACGCAATACTAAAGCTTGGGTACGAAGACCCTGCTTGTATGCCGCATGAAAATCGGTTTCCGGTACGCGTGTGTCCGGTCTTAATCTGGTTCTCTCTGCTTCTCTCAAAATAGCAGAGACACCAATATTAGACGCAGACAACATGTCCTCGGAATAAGAATGTAACTCCTTAAATTCCTTGGA